TCGTTGAAGTGCATTCTCTACATGCGGATCAGGAAACTTTTCTAGGCCATGAGCGGAACTAATATCTTTTGAATAAACCAAAAAAGGAACCCACCCACTAACGACTTGACCACCAATCCTACCGTAGTTAAATCTCCACCGAGACGCAACAGGGAGGGAAGATAATGACCGATTAATACATTGATGATAGGAAGACTTACTAAGAAGATAATGATCGCAACAAGAAGGGGCTGCTTGACTTGGGCGAGAACTTCTGCATAGATATTTACATGGGTTGACTCGACCAAGGTAGGTTGAGGTGCCATTTGTTGCGAAACGGGGGCGTACATGGAACCACCATAGGAACCACCGTGAGAATAACTGGGCGCATGCATGAGATTTGCAAAATCAGCGGTAGTGGGATATTCCTTTCCGATCATGTGTGCCGTAGCAGTTGCCGGATCCATCGACATCGGATAAGTGCTGTTTGGATTGGGTGCACTGATCATTCGCGCGCCATTACCGGAAGGTGGTGGTGCGTTCATGATCGGATTGGAAGAACTGGGGAGGTTCATATCAGCTAATATCTTATTCACCAGATCATCGTCCTTATTACTAAGTACCGGGGGCTTGCTATCGAGATCACTTAATAACGTTCCTGCCGTTGCCATTTCTCTGGATTTGTGAGAATTCCTTTATCAGAACGAATCGCGCTTTTGAATAGGGGTGCGACGATTGGAAAACTGGCTGCCCTTCTCATGGTTCTGAAGAGCCTCATGGCTTTGAAAGGCCTCAATGGCACCGGATGCGGGGCACTCCATAACATCTGTCTTGAATTCATAACATGCACCTCCTAGTCGATAGACGTACTTCTCGAAGTCCTTTTCAGACGGTGGTTTGCTAACCGTACAGTCCTTTCCAATGCACATGGGGCGAAAGAGACACATTAGTCCGATACCCAACATGAGACTGAAGAACATATTAAAATTATCATCGCGTAATAATTTTGACAGATTCATGATTCCTGTTTCATCATTATATTTTCTAGGACCTAAATAAAGATGATCAAACACATTAAATTAGTTCCTTTTATCATTGGCATTGTCCTTGGTATCATTGCGGTTATTTTTGTCAAACCCGAACAAACCGTGGTATACAAATACCCCAATCCTGCCACGGCAGATAAGACGGTGTATAAAGACAAGAATGGAATTTGCTATCGGTATCGTGCCAATAAGGTCGACTGTGATAAGAATGAGTCCAAAATGAAGGATTTCCCCCTTAGCAAATAATCTTCTTTTTACTCCGTTTTTACTCTGTTGAACCCACTTCAGGTCTACGACGGATCGTTCTTTGAGCTTGCGATGCTTGTGGTACTTGTGAGGAAATCAAATTAGAAGCAGAAGAGGGAGGAGCTGCCATGGGTACGGCGGCCGCTACAGATGCGTTGTTAGATGCAGCAGCCATCTGCTGTGCTAATGGATGTTCCATCGGCTGTTCCATAGGTTGTTCCATTGGTGCAGCAACTAGAGGGACCGTGGATGGCTGTGCTGCAGGTGCTAATGGCTGTGCATCCGCAGGTGCAGTCGCATCTTTCGGTTGTGCTGCGTCTAAGGATGCCCCGCGGCGTGGTTTACGACTTCTCTTTACAGGTTGTTGTGCAACAAGTGCTTGCTGTGCTTCTTGCTGTGCTTTTACCTGTTGCTCACGAAAATCATCACGAATACGCATCAATACAACACCCAACTGATTCTGACCCGACCACATGGCCGGATTAGTTGCTCTTGCATCATCCGATGACAATCCAATTCCAATTAGATTGTCCTTTGGTTTATACGCACCCAGTCTCATTTGTCCCGTTTGCAATAAGCGGAGTCTCAATTCAGGATACTGTGTAAATTTCTTGAGATTGACCTCATACATCAGACGCTGATACTGTTCCTTCCATCGTACTTCATTCTCATCGCGATTTCCAGGAACGTCTTCTACTGTATATTGAATGTCATCCGGCGAAGATGCCGTCATGATCTTTTCCAAATGCTCTTGATCCTGAAAGAATTTGGCCAATTCTCCCAAAATGGCCTGGGTCGCCGATTGATACATTGTTGATTTTCCATCTACAATCGATTGAATCTCGAGAGCAATCTCCCAGTCCTGCGACAAGAATCCATAATCTACATTGGAGGCATCTCCAAACAACACAACCTGTTCGGATCGCACTTCTTCAAGACTGATGAGTGGTTTTTCCACTGGTTCTCCTACACGCACATATTGGTCTGTTATCGGATAAGGGTTCACTCGAAGAATTGTTGTCATGTATGGAAATTTACGTGTCTCATTTGGTTGGGTAAAATCAATTTTACGGATTTGAAGTTCTTCTCTTTCGAGCGTACGATGTGGAAATCGTACCTTTTGAAGACGAATATCCGCCGTTGCCACTTCTTCATTTAATGCGAGAACGCGTGTTAGATCACGAAACTCGCCCTTTTGCATTTCTTCAAATAATGCCATTCGTGCACGATCAACTATCTCAATGGCCTCCCGAATCGCCAGAGTTCGGGCATCATCCATCTCTTTGAATTCAGGCATTGTTATGGGACGATATACAGGAAGTGTTATGGTTTTAATGACCTGACCTTGTTTATTACGTTCGACCAGATTTCCAGCGTCGTCATAATCAAAACGATCCTTGCCATGTTTCTCTCGCCCTGCATAGAATTTTTTTAGATCATCCGCCATTCTCTACTTTACCTACCTAATTTGGACTCATTGATCGCGCAGGACGATGAAAAGATATTGTACCAAATAATTTCTGAAACTAATTAGTCAACCGGATATGGACATCTTAACCCTTGCTGTTCCTACCGCAATCTTCATTGCCATGATGATCATTTTATTATTTCAATCCGTAGGTCCAATGAGTAGCAATTTTTCTATCATATTATGGCTGGGAATACCGTTTTTGGCTATGATATCCTCTTTCGGTATTCATCTTAGTTCTCAGAAATGCGAGTCGATCAATCCGATGAGCGCATTAATGGGATCATTATACACCTTGGGTGCAGTATGGATTGCATTAGCGATTTCATGGATTGATTTCTGCCGTATACCCATTGCATCGGTTGTTGCCCCCATGTATAAGGAAGATAAACCTCAGAATTCAAAAAATTCTGCCCCGTGTTGTGCACCACAATGGACCCTAAAAGCGATTGAAGATAAATTCCCAATGGTTTCCGGGTGGTGTTATGGCTTTTATGTCTTTTTTGGCATATTGTTCGGAATGGTAACAGGAACCGCTACAGGTACTACATGTTAACGCTCCTCCCCTTCCACAGGGGATTCGTGATGGACGATGTTTGGACTATTTGGGCCCAAATACATATAGGTGGGTACACCTTTTATTTGTGTTTGGTTCTCATCCAATATATAATATCCTTTCTTCATGTCATGAAGCGAATTTGGCTTCTTCTTTGGATAAGGAGTAGATAGTGATTTTTGAGAGACATTTTCAGGCTCAATAACATTTTGTTTGACCGTGAGATCTGCATTGTTCGATACTCCACCCAGACCCGTTGCACTGGCAATCACCAGGATGATCAAATACGATAGAATCGCCCACATGATTGCAAACAACCAAAATGGCATCCACGTATACTTTTTCTTGGATCGTCCTAATCCAAATTCCTTCCATGATCCATCCGTAGAGAACATCAATTCAGGTTTCAACGCCAATACGATGGAGATGCCCAATAGATAGAGCAATCCCGAATAGATGAGAAGGGACATTCCTTATTGTTCTACATAGAAAAATTATATCATTACTCGGCATCGTCATCCCCGTGCTGATTATTATCATATCCACCCTCTTGTTCATACTCGTCATCTCCATGCTCTCGAAGTCCAACGTCATCGTAGTCTCTTCCTTCTGGAACTCCAAGTTCTCCATTGGCTGATCCGGAAAAATCAACAATGCCCGCCGCCATACGTTTTTGACGCTCCTGATCATAATAATCCTTGTCATAGGCGTAAATCAATTTGGTTCCACCTACTGCCCATTTGCCTAATCCAAGGCTTTTGTTCGTGAGCTCGACGGAACGCTCTTCATCCGATAATTTATTGAATTCCGCAACGACGTTCACACGCTCCTTTTCATCACGAATCGCAATCAGATTTTTAATTTCCTTCTCGTCATAGGACAATTTCTCCTTTCTATATTTTGTCAAGAAGGATGTTATAACCTCCAAAATAAAAGTGGCAGATGGATTGCTGACGGCCGACATCGCTGATTTTCTTCCCTGTGCGGGCCCTGCCACGACTTCTCCTGAATCCAGAAGCGATGCGAGCGGCCCATAAAACATGGCCTTCTGAATATAAAAGAGTGCTTTCTCCTTTCCTGGGACCACAATGGGGCGGATCTTATTCTTATAGGGCAACAAGGAACTCCATTGTTTCAAACAATAGGCCAATTTGGTTCGGGCAAATTCTAATTTTGGGCTCTTCCGTTCTGCTGATTTTGCTTTAATAAACTCCATTTCACGATCCAAAATTGGCTGCAGATCCTGTGAGGCGTGGCTCTCCGAAAGTTCCTTCTTCATTTCAACTGTTATGGCAAATCCATTCGGATTAAATTCAGCCAAGAATCGCTGGATCGGAATAATGAAATAATTCTGAAGAACATTGAAGAAATCGTTCCATGAAAGCTCTGTTATTTGTTCTTGGATTAATTCCCTAAACGCCACCATGGTTCTTCGTTGAAATATCATTGCCTCTGATTCCGCCGATATCATGGAAATACGTGCTGCAGCACTAGCAATGTCATCTCTTCCTGCATCATGGGGTAATTTCATGAACTCTTGTGTTGTATGTTCGATGACCTCCTTCCATTCAGCAAAAGGTGGAGGGGAAACTGCGCCAAATTGTTCCATGATAACATTCAACGAGGAAATCTCCATTTTTCTAACAGGGTCCACATGGTTCACTACGTGAATAGCGTCCAATAACTTGCTAAATTCTTCCTGTGTAGTGTTCACCTCCGAAAGTGCTCCACGTCCTTCGGTATTCGTATCGATGACCTTCGGATGCCCAGGAAATTGAAACCCGCACCATATGCATCGGTGAGTAAGACCAGGCTCATGAAGATTTCCAATACGAGGACCTGTAAAACAGCACTTCAAAAACAAGCGATAATATAAATCCTTATTTGGTTCGATCGCCCCTATACCTACATCACGAGGTTCAAAGAAGGTAAGCATAAACGATCCTTGTTGATTCGGAACCAATTGTTTTGAATGCAATTCAGGAAAGTTTCCTTGTTCTTTCCAAAAGATGCCTGGTTCCGAAATGGCTGCAGTGCAGCAAGTGGTTTCTGAAAGAGGGGCTCCTTTTACTAACTTGGCAGATGTTCTAGCTACAAGATGGGCCTGGCGAATCCACAGTTTCATCAATGCACTTCGCCCGCTATTCCCCATCGCCTCCATAACCTCTTTTTGAATAACCTCCTTGGCTGCCTCCTCAGGAGTAAGGATGATCTGTTCTGGTAAAAAGGCGGAAGGGATCGATTCCTTTGAATAACCTCCCTGTTCATCGGATGCTTTTCCAAATACCTCTAATAAATATCGTCGCTTCAATGAAAGTCTTCCTTGAATGACCGCATTATGTTCCGACATGTTCAGAATGTTATCCATGTACGCGACAATTCCTTTCATACGCTTGATGTCATCGGGTTCGGATTGAAATCCTGTATTCCCCCATGGAGATTCGCGTTTCATAATCGAAGAGATCGCACAGGCCATGTACTCCACACCCTGCATGTTCTTCTTTTCTCTCTCCAAAGGATACCCTTCAAACCCAGGATTATTGCATCCCATCAACGTATATCGAATCAAATATGCTGGAATTCTAGTTTGAATCTCAACAAGTAAGAAGGCAGCACAGGAGGTTATGAGAAATCGTACCACAAACACCTCATAGGCGATCTTCTTCTTTGCTCCATATTCCTCACGAGTAGACAGCTGATTCATGAAACGCATAACATCATCGATGACGGTGCGGTATCCATCATTTTCAAGTTGTACACCCACGCGTTCCGATAATTCGCGAATGACATGATAGCATTTTATTTCGTATTCTGATAGGTCCATCTCTTTCTTCTGTGATGGCTCGATAGGAACACTGACCAACAAATCCAGTTTTTCATCTAGGAGAGCGTCTTCATCCACTAAGACCGCTCGACCCGATTTCGGCTTTCCATTATCGTCGAATTCCATATTATTGTCAAAATCCAGATCACGAAGAGTCTGTCCGCAATTTCGACAAATGTATTTTCCTTGGAATTGCCCACCCGAGCAAGTAAGAATGATCTGCTTTTCAATCGTCTCCTTCTCCTTTGGATTTAAGTAAGCCTGAAGTTGCAACCGTTCGTGAATACAGATCAGATGTGTCTTACAGACACGGCAATCCGTCCAATTGCTAGAACGAACACCCTGATATCGCTTTACAAACTGGGTGAGTTCACGGAATCGTTCACCATCATCTTTAATCTTTTGAACACTTACTAAATCAGCAACATGTTTGCACATGTTCTTCTTCGGGCGTTCTCCTGCATGGGTTTGATTGTATCGAATCATATTCGCAATTTTGAGTTGTTTCAGATATTCGGTCAGACCCGCTTGTAAGAAGGCCGTTCCCACCAATAGTTTATCCTTACCAGCAGCTACCTGGAAATAGTTGGAGACATGTTTCATTAAATGACTCACTTGTCCAATGTCCGAAGTCGCCAAAGAGGGGTTGACACGCTTGTATTCCTCCAATTCCGCACGCAACATCGGCTCGTTCAAAATGATCTGGAAGAACTCTGGGTTGGGAAGCATAGGATTCGGCTTAGGATCATGTGGCTCATTCGAAGAAAGAATCTCACGAAAGGATGCCAGGGCGGAGATCAACTGTGCTTGATACTTTTCAATCTTCTGAAGAAGTGCATCGCTTAGATCCGAGTTCAGCTCCATATCCCCCATACCATATTGATCGAGGGTATCCATTGCATCCCCCAGTCCTAGTGATGGAATTGTCATTCCGGACACGTAATCAGCAATAGAAATTTCACCTACGTCATCGCTCGTAAGCAGAATCGCATCATTCGAGGTTCCATTTTCTTTAGGTTCTCCCATTTCTTCTATGATCATCTGCATGGTCTTAAGAGGAAGTTGGCTGCGATACGTGTCTAATGCCAATTGTCTGGAACGTGTACGCCCTAGATGTCTCGATAATCGAGCAGGAAACATGATATAGGAAAGCATCCGAGCACCTTCTTCTCCCATCAACACCTGCTTCGAGCGATCTTTTCCTTTACGATAGGTTGGTCCGAGGGATCGCTCCATCGCCAAGGAAACTCGATCAAATGCCAGTTTCAAGTCCTCCATGTGGCTAGCGACGTATCCTGGAACCACCGCCTGGAGTTCGTGTACACCCCTTCCTACTTGACGGGTAATCGGATGACTCATTCTGAAAAAATCAGAATCACCCAATGCCTTCCAGGTTGGTTCCGCGACGGATCTCCACGGATTCATAAATCGTTGAATGAAATCCTGTTGATCCTTCCATTCTACGACCGTCGAACCTTTACTAGAAGAGGTCGATACGACCTTACTGGTAAACGCATTCATTTGTATCAATTCTTGAACGAATTTCTCGAAATATACTTTGTCTTCGTCTACTCGTCGCTCAGACGAATCGTATTTTTCATCATCCAATTGATCCAGTTCTTCGTCCATGGAATACTCTCTCTTTGAAACCATAAGGACAGGGCGACCCATTGGAATGGATGAATGTTTAATCAATTCGGAAAGGAATGAAAGAGAAACTGCTTGAGGTCCCAGGACTGATCCGTCCTTTCGATACGAAACGGTTCCCTGTTTCAAATAAAACAAGGTTTCTACCAAAATACGAATGGTGCGTAGAGTACGCGGATCTTTCTGAACCGATGGATCCAGACCTAACAGAAAATCGTTGAGTGCATCGATCTTTTGCACATCGTCAGGAAATCGTTGTTCATAACTCAACGCCTCTTTAAAGATTTTAGGAGGGGTTATTTCAATAACACCCACATCCTTGATATCAAGAGAGAATTCTTCTACCACGTCCTCTACATCTTCGTTTTCTAAGAGGGCCTCTTCTATAACCTCGGGCGATGATTCCTCTACAGGGAGAGAGGGGCGAATTCGTAGGACCGCGATCGGTTCATCCGATTCGATACCGACTCCGTTAAAAATCAGCTCCACAGGATGTTCCGTGTCTTCTGGATCTTCGAGTTTGATCGAATCCTCTTCAGTCGACACATCGATGATCTTAAATGTTCGATAAGGTTCACGTTCAGAATTAAAGGTATCCACCATTTGATCCACTCGAAAGTTCTGTTGTTCCACGAAGGTGGACTGTTTGCGTTTATCAATGATGAAGGTATCTATAACGCCATCCGCTTCATCGTATAGTTCCCCTTCATCCGTTTGTTCTACCTTGAAATGATGGAGGTAATGAGATACACCCGCCGGCTTGATACTAATTCGCTCTAGACTTCGATAATACACCGTACCTTCAATTCTTCCATACGTGCTTGTCTCAATGACCACATAATCTCCCAATTCCATAATGAACGCCATGGGATCCTCTTCGTTCACGCCCGTCGGGGAGGAGATTTGTACCGAGGAAGGACGCGCCATTTCCGCAGCAACTTCTTCCTCGCTCGGAACACGCTCCATTTCTACTGGTTCCGCCGCCGACACATGGATAGGGAGTTCTTCTATATTATCATCTTGCAGTGGCTGCTCCTCCATCTTCCCTATCTTTTACTAGAGATTCTATCGATCAATAAAAACACTCCAATATAAAGAAATATGATGTCATGATACCTAGCGCAATCATGTCGTTTTCGTATCGCAATAATGTATTTGCGGAATTGATTCGTCTCTATTCCACATGGCAAGTATTGAAGTCTTTTTTAGAATCTGAAGAAGGTGGATCCTTTCGCGTAGTAGACCAGGATGAATCAGATTTGTGTATCATCCGTTATGAAAAGGGAGTCTCCAACATGAATCTTCCTCACAGTCGTTGGTTTCGTTCGGTAGTCTGGAATACAGAAACGAATCGACCTGTGTGTATCTCACCCCCCAAGGCCATGACTACCGAACTTCCTGTACAAACCACCCAACAGGCGATTGAAGCGGGAATGATATGCCAAGAATTATTGGACGGATTCATGATCAATTGTTTTACCCTAGCGGGGGAGAAGAAGCTGCATATTTGCAGTCGTTCCAAGCTAAATGCATCCGGACGGTTTTATTCTTCCAAGTCCTTTCGAGAACTATTTATCGAGGCTCATACGGGCTGGATCATGGAAGAAGGCAATTCGTTGGAGTGGCTTATTCAAGAAGAATCTCAGAAATGGGATCAACCCGATCCGGAAAAGAAAGAAATCGCGTTTGGATACAGCTTTTTGGTTCAGCACACGGAGCATCGTATCGTCAAACCTATTTCAGAGAATCGTGCCTTTTTGATTCATAAAACGATTGTCTACGAAGACGGATCCGTTCAATTCGAAGAGAATCATTCCACCTTTCGATTCCGAGATAACCTTCGTTCGATTCCGATTGGCGGAGCCGATGAGAAGATAACGTATTTGCAGACATGGATTCAAACTACATTGGAGGAACAGCATTGGACGTTTCAGGGGTTGGTCGTAAAAGATAAGGAGGGAAATCGCTGGAGATTCCGATCAAACGCGTATTCCATGGTCAAGAGCCTTCGCGGGAACGCGGCGTATTTGCTGGATCGGTTTATTCCATTGTATCAACGGAACGTGGTTCCATACTACATTTCGTACTACCCCGAAGATCAGAATACGATGGAGTTTTACACCGTTTTTTTGAATCATATGATCCAGTACCTACACGGGCTCTATATGGATGTCCATGTACAACGCACCACTCCCATTCAACAAATCGATCGAATGTACCATCCTCATTTGTATGCACTTCACGGAATCTATCTGTCGCGTAAGAAACCTATAACTGTACCTGATGTATACGAGTATCTTCGACTGCAGCCATGGCAACGAATTGCATTTCTCCTTCGAAACAATCAAGATGCGTATACGAAACAACTAATGGATTCAATGAATAATCCATCGGTGTAAAACTAGTATTATGAAATCGTATTCGGCTCCATAAAAGAACTTAAAAATTACCCCCTTCTTCTATATCAGTAATGACCACATACGCTATTGGAATTGACTTGGGAACAACAACCAGCTGCGTGGCTGTTTATCAAAATGATCGCGTCGAAGTGATTGCGAACGAACACGGAAACCGCACCACTCCCTCTTATGTCGCCTTTACGGATACCGAACGTCTCATCGGTGATGCCGCCAAGAATCAGATTTCGTCCAATCCCAATAACACCGTGTTCGACGCCAAGCGTCTCATTGGTCGAAAGTTTGATGATCCTACTGTCCAAAAGGACAAGGCCCTATGGCCGTTTACGGTTTCCGCCGGTTCCGATAACAAACCCAGAATCGGTGTGGAGTTCAAGGGTGAACAGAAATCGTACCTGCCTGAGGAGATTTCTGCGATGGTTCTTACCAAGATGAAGCAGACGGCTGAGGCGTATCTGGGTTCAGAGGTGAAGGATGCGGTCATTACCGTTCCCGCGTATTTCAATGATTCTCAGCGTCAAGCGACAAAAGATGCAGGTGCCATTGCGGGCCTGAATGTTCTTCGTATCATTAATGAGCCAACCGCTGCGGCTCTGGCATATGGTCTGGACAAGAAGAAGACAGGTGAGCAAAATATTATCGTGTTCGATTGTGGCGGCGGTACACATGATGTGTCCCTGATTACGATCGATGACGGTGTGTTTGAAGTAAAGGCAACGGCGGGCGATACTCATCTAGGTGGCGAGGACATTGATTGTATCATGGTGGACTGGTGTGTCCAAGAATTTGAAAAGAAAAACAAGGGAACCTCCCTAAAAGAAAATACACGTGCACTGCGTCGTCTACGAACCGCCTGCGAGCGTGCCAAGCGATCTCTGAGTAGCTCGACGCAAGCGACCATTGAGGTAGACGGGTTGGCGAACGGTCTAGATTTTAATCTGGTCATTACTCGTGCTCGTTTCGAGTCGACTTGTGATGTCATCTTTCGTCGTACCATCGCCCCTTTGGAGCAGGTTCTTCGCGATGCCGATATGTCCAAGACGGATATTCATGAGATTGTCATGGTGGGTGGCTCGACGCGTATTCCCAAGATCCGTGAACTGGTCAGCAACTTCTTCAATGGCAAAAAGCTGAATGATTCCGTGCATCCCGATGAGGCAGTTGCATATGGTGCAGCGGTACAGGCTCATATTCTAACGGCGGGCAAGCATACCACCGATCGTACATCCGATCTGATTCTGTTGGATGTTGCTCCTCTCTCGCTGGGTCTAGAGACAGCGGGCGGTGTTATGACGCCGTTGATCAAGCGAAACACAACGGTTCCCTGCAAAAAATCTCAGACATTCTCGACGTATGCCGACAATCAGCCTGGTGTATTGATTCAAGTATACGAGGGTGAGCGTCAGTTTACACGCGATTGCAACCGTCTTGGCGATTTCAAGCTAGAGGGTATTCCTCCTATGCCACGCGGTGTTCCTCAGATTGAGGTGTCCTTTGATGTCGATGCCAACGGTATTCTCAATGTATCGGCTGCAGAGAAATCCACGGGCAAATCGAATAAAATCACCATTACGAATGATAAGGGTCGTCTGAGCAAGGAGGACATTGAGCGTCTGGTCCAGGAAGCCGAGAAGCATGCGGAAGAGGACAAGATTCGCATGGAGCGTGTCGACGCCAAGAATCAGTTGGAGGCGTATCTCTACAATACTCGCAACGCGGTTCGTGAGGACAAGGTGAAGGAGACTCTTGGTGCTGATACTGTCAAGGAAGTGGAAGGTTGGGTTCAAGAGGGCATTGATTGGCTCGATGCCCATCCCGAGGAGGAGAAGGAGGCATATTCGGAGAAGCAGAAGGCGTACGAGGAGAAGATCCGTCCCATCATGACCAAGATGTATGAGAACGCTGGATCGCCTGGATCAAGCACTGCGGATGTAGCAGGTGTGAACATGGGCCCAGGAGTTCATACGAGCTCAAAGGGTCCTTCGGTTGAGGAGGTGGATTAATAAGAAGACCACAGGAACTATTTCATGGAATGTCAGTTTCATAAACAAGTTTAAAATCGAGACGTGTAGTAATTCGTAATGAGTTCAAATCCGGGCTCGTCGGAGTACCAGCGTCTTTATACTCTCCTATCCAGTCTGTCGTCAAAGACGAGGGTTGGACCCGAACCTCCCGTTGTTCCTATGATATCTATCTTCGAAGATAATAAACGCAGCAATCGATCAAATAAGACAGCTCGCCATAGGAGGACAGATGATGTTAAGGAAACTGTAAAGGAGACCCCTCCTTTGTCGATAGTCAAAGAGGAACCTCCTAAGAGAAGGAAGCCCATCATTGGAGTAATCGATGAACCGATCCATGTCCCGATCCATGATCCGATCGATGCCAAGAAGAGATCCAAAACGTTCGAATGTTCGGGATGTTTCAAGCGATATCGTACTCAGGAGGATCTCGAGACTCACTATGGAATGACCGAGATGTGTCGGCGATGGATGGCTCTCCCCAACCATGAAGAGTATGGAACTCCCGCCCTACCCATCCATATGTTCCTCGAGGAACTCCTCGCTCAGTCCATAACAGGCGACAAGCCACTACAGTGCCGCTTTTGTAAGACAACCTTTGTGAATATAGGGAATCATCATAAACATTTCTATCGGGCCTATGTCTGTAATCGTCTGGCGTTTGCAGAGTGTAAACAACTTCTTCAGACACTTCAAATAGAACAGCGGAAATGATCTATCTCATCATTACCACATCCCTTCAGAATCGATATGAATTCCGTTTGTCTCAGCGAGAGAAAGAGTACCAAACAGCAATCGAACAAACTTTGAATCATCTTCCATCCTCCATTCAACCTATCATCGTGGAGAACAATGGATCAAGGGAAACATGTTTGGATCATTTCTATCACGACGGTCGTCCCGTTCCGGTGGTCTATACCGATCATAACAATCGAGGGTATTCCTGTAAAGGGATCGTCGAACGAATGGATCTTCAGGTCGTTATTGAACAATACAAAATTCAACCCGATGATATGATCGTCAAACTAACCGGTCGGTACTGGGCAACCTCTCCCTTTTTATTTGAAGAAGTTCTAAAAGAAGAATCCCAGTATGATGCCCTTGTCAAGTTCTATGGATCACACAGTTTGAAGTTTGAAACATTTGATTGTATCTTAGGAATGTATGCTATCCGTGCAAAGTTCTTGCTATGGTGGAATCCATTCCAAATCGAACACCATCTCTCTGCTGAAGTTGCCTTTGCTCGATATATTCGAATGTCTGGTGCTCGTCTCAAAGAAATGGATCGCTTGGATCTACATTGTATTTTTGCTGAAGATGGAAGAACGCTGGATGTGTAATTTGCGATCCACTAGAAAACCGAACGAAAGTAGTATGGCGTGGGAGGAACAGAGATCCCATATCCATGATACGTGGAAATCTTATTGGTTCGAAACGCATCCACCCGAGATTGCTGAATATTCATGGACGTATTTGTTTACGGGGGGTAAAGAGATTCGTGCACGTCTCTTCTGTGAACTATGGAAGTATCTCTCTCCGGATCTGCCTGTATGTGGAGAACTTGCGTTCGTCGTTGAATGCATTCATGCAACAAGCCTGGTCATGGATGACAGTCCCTATATGGACAATGCCGAATTTCGAAGAGGACGACCATGCCTTCACCGTGTATTTGGACAAAAGAAAGCGGGATTGATTTGTTATGATCTCATGCATATGGCGCGTACGATCTGGATCAAAAACCGCCCCATTCATGTCGAGAAATCGGTATGGTACGATCTCATGAAGACCAAACTACAACGCCTGATGATGGGGCAATGGTATGATATGGAGAAGAAAGGAACATTGGTGGAACTCGCTTCTCTCAAAACCGGTGTTCTCTTTGAATTGGTTTCCGAAACGGTGGCGGTTTGTACGGAACTGGATCCTGCTTTTTGGAGAATCTGGGGAAATCATCTTGGAATTTTATTTCAATGGACCGACGATTGGTTGGATCAACAAGAAGATCTTCAACAAGAAAACCGAAATGCCTTCAATGAGGCGTATGAAACAACCCATCGATCATATCAACGAGTATGGAGGAAGATCGAAGAAGGAATTGGCGCAGGATGGTTTACGAGACCGTTTGGAAAGTATATGCATACTTATTTTACAAAGACGATACCCTTTCTTTCCCTTCATTCTGCATCTACCTCTTCTCTTTCAGGTATTCTTCTCCCCTATCCAATCGATCTCCCCTTTCCAGAAGTAGACCGTTCTCGTTTTCGTAAAAAGGACATCTTGAACATTGTGAATGGAAAAGATATTCTTACCATCATGTTCATGGTCTCGAAACACATGAAAGAGGATGATCGAATCAAGACTGATTTGTGGAAGATCGATGAGAATGAGTGGGATACGATTCCGGAAATGGATGAATGGATTAATGAAGTGGAACGACGAACAGGATGGAATGTTCGACCTGAATACGAATCCCTCCGTGAACAATTAAATCAATAAATTTTATCATCTTAAGTAATGAATCCGTTGTATCCAGTCCTGTTAGGAATCAATACAAAGGTATGCGATGATGTGTTAGACGGGGTGATTTCGCTATCCCCTTCCATTGCACTAAGTGTTCAGTCCGTGTTAATTGTACTTTTTATGTTGACGGCTCAGAATGATTTCTACTTTTCCCTTTCTTGTTTCGTTCTGACTCTTTTCAATGTAGGGATTGATCAGCCCTTTTGGAAATCATTAATTCCTGTTGCAGCGATTGCTACCCTTCTTTATTTTCCCCTGGCGGGAGAAAATGCGTTCCTTAAAATTATTCTTACCCTTCTAGCCATAGGAGCATTGTTAGTTGGAATGGTTTTTGAAGAGAGATTGTTCCCAGAAGAGGTCAGCAAAGAAAAAATAGTGTTTCGAGTAATTTTGGTCATTGGAATGATCGGATTTTATTTTAGTCCTTTTATGGATTGGCTTCCCTCTTATTCAAAAGAGCCTATTCAAAAGAGTTTATTGATTATAATTTCCTATTTGTGCATGAGTGTTGCAACCATGACATATTTGATGTATTCCAATAAGGTACAAAAGGCGGTGAATTAACGACCTACAATCGGTGTTCGGCGGCGAACATTCACTTGGATACCGCCCGTTTGAACACCCATCAGTTTACGCCACTCGGTACGAAGATTTCGAAAGAGTTCCTGGCATCCTCGTGCAGCCGCTGCGACCGCACCGCGTGCGGTTCCCTCTTTTGCATCCTCCACACCCACACGAAGAACCATTTCATCGCGAAGAGGATGAGGAACGGAATATCCTACATAGGTTATGCTCGGATTCGCAGTTTCAATCAAGTTCTCCACCATCCATGTCTGGAACAAATTACCGAGAGTATGATCGTGTCCACGAAAGAGGAAATCGTATCCAATGACACGAGAATCCGCGGTAGAGAGGGAAATGTCTTCAGGAAGATCACCCTTGTCTAAATTCACATAACGAAGACAGATGTTCTCCGCGACCTCACAGGCACGCTCGACGATGTATGAAACATCTAGAACTCCCACGGATTCTACCGTAAAGTCGAAACTGAAGGGTTCACCCTTATCATTGACAAGGAAACAGCGCTTTCGCTGCATGGTATCGAACTCTCGCAGGAGTTCGGCATAGCGTGCTGACTCTTTATCGATGTTTGTCACCATCTTGGCAGATGCGAGCCATTCATTAAACATTTTGTCAACACGACCGGGAGTAATAGTATCCAGAGTATACTCGTATGTACACTGAGAAACGGGGCAAAACCGAGCATGTTCGCGACCGGTTCCTTTCGTCGCTTTCGCCACGATTTCAATGCTCTGCTGGTTGGTACCGACCCCAGGTTGAAGGGCAGCAATCAGACAGGTCTGGCCGGTAAGAGGATTGCGTGGAAAGAATTGGTCCGCAGAAATTTCTTTTTGATCATCCTCATCCGGTACATCCACCGTTTTGACTTTGAAGTCAGCGGACGTCACGTAGCGTACACGATCTTTATCTCCGTCGACTTTCAGTGTAAATTGGTATTGATCATTGTTCCAACGTTGCGGATCCTTTACATGGATGGGAAGAAGACCAATCCGGTCGGCCAACATTTCATTGGTCATCGGGGTATCGTTCCGTTTTACGGAAACATCGGTCGTGGATCCAGTCGACGTCATGTCCGCACGAAACGCAATCGTCTCGACACCGGTTAACATGAGACGACGCAGCGTGTTGGCGTACGTTACGTGGCTGTTGACCATCTTGAAGGTATACGTACGACCATCGTCGTTCTTTTGGAGATCAGTAAATTGCATGGGATTCATTCTATCTTATCCTCCGAACTCCTCGGCATCAAATTTTACGAATCTGCGTTCAAGCTGATTCCGATTCGTTCGTAGAGAAGAAAAGGATGAGCCGACCCGCCCCCGTTCATATTTGTTTCTATTCGAACCGGTGCGATTGGTCAAAAGTATTTGTCGAAGAAATCTCAAAAACAAACTATGCCAATGAATTTCGGTTTATTTGTGTGGATCCGGGTCCCAATCGTCCCGCTCTTCCGAGCTGGCTCAAACAGACTCCGACACTTGTTATTTCAGGAGAGCCTGAACCTCGCACAAATAGCGAGGTTATGAATTGGTTGTATGAGCGTAAGATGAAAGAGGGTGGCGGTTCAAAAGGTTCTTCATCTGGTAATGGTGGAGCCGCGGCAGCGGCAGTAGAGCCCGAGCCCTACTTGGATTCGGAGATGGGTGGAGGCTACGGTGATTCTTATTCATTTATTGGAGCGGATACCTCTGCACAAGGGGACGGCGGCATGTCGATGAAACACAACTTCACCTACTTGGGTGGAGGTGATGCAGTAAGCACACGCGAGGCTTCCAACTTTCAAACTACCAACTCGAATGCGAAGCGTAGCAAGAAGGAAGAAATGCTAGACGCTCAAATGGAACAGTATAAGGCCTCAAGAGACGTTGGAATCCCACAACGTGTGGCTCGTCAGTAATCTAAAGATATGAATCCCTATATTCTATAGGAAATGTCTCTTCTGAGTGCATTTAATACACAACTCGTGAATCTTTTTGACGAATTGTGTTCCACGTTTCCGGAAGACAGGGAAATCAAAATGGCGACCGAAGCGATTAAAGGAGCCAAAAAGATTAATCCACGGCTTATTCTCGATCTCTTTGTGGAACACGTCTACAAAGAATGCTCCACGGCGGTCTATGAGCGAAACGCCGTTCTGTTTCGTCAAGTCGCACAACGAAAGATTTCCAACCAATTCAACGAAATGATTTCAGCCCTTTCGGTTTTCGATAAGTACTGGGATACGATGGGTAAGACAAACCAGGATGTCATCTGGCAATACCTGAAAGTTCTTTGCATTCTATGCGAAAAGGCCACGGCACAATGATCGCGTGGTATATTGTACAGGGTTTTTCATAATACCTAAGAAGAAATGGCAGCAGCAAGCGAAGAACCATCTGTCTTTCAGGCAAAATACAACGAGTTCGTGGAGGATGTTTTGGGTGCCCTTCCCGAATATACGGCGCAGATTCAGGTCGCCGCCGCACTGGATCCAAGTTCCCGTCTGAGCCGCTTTCAGCAAGAGGTCAAGGTCGCCAATACATTAGGAAGTCAAGATGATCATACGAAGAATCCAGGAACCATTCTGCCAGGCGTCGTTGTCGAAGATCAGGTATGGGCAACTCTTTCCGAGAATACCAAGAAGGCGATTTGGGAGCATGTTCGTATCGTTTCGATCTGTTGCTTCATGGAGGCTGGCTTTGGAGATAATGCCAAGCCAGAATGGATGGAGGATGCCATGAATGAGATGAAGAAGAAACTAGAGAGCGTCGACTTTGCCTCGATCATTAAAAAGTTTATGATGTTCTTTCAACCAAGCGATGGATCGAATGCGACATCGGATGAGAAGGGTCCTGATCTGAAGGGAATGTTTGAGAATGGAATCCCCAAGCTCCCTGAACGATTCTTGAAGGGTCATCTGGCCAAGTTGGCACAAGAGCTGGTCAAGGACATTACTCCAGATGATCTTGGTATTAGTCCTGAAATGCTAAAGGATTGCGAGAAGGATCCGTCCCGGGCATTTAACATTCTGATCTCGACCTTTACGAACAATCCAGGAATCATCCAGAAGACCATTGCTAAAATCGGAAAGCGTCTTCAGCAAAAAGTCCAGTCGGGTGCCATTCGTCCCCAGGAGATTGCTCGCGAAGCAGAGGAGCTCATGAAGGAATTTGCAGGCAATTCCAGTTTTGTGGACATGATGGGTGGACTGAAGAGTGCTTTTGGAATGGAGGATATGGACATTGCTCGGGCCGCAGGAAAGGAGGGTAGTGCACGAATGGCCACGGTACGCGACCGTTTGCGAAAGAAACTCGAGAAGAAACAACAGGCTGCAAGCGGTGCAGCAAGCGCAGCAAGTGGAGCAAACAATGTAAAAAGCGGATCAAGCAACGCAGGCAACAAAAAGAAATAAAGTTGATACGGGTTAGGGAATGAGTGATAAGAAAGGATGCGAACCCCCTTTTTGGAAGGATCTATCGGTCCTTTTTAGGGAATTTCGATTACAATATCAACCAACTTGTCATCATTCAAAATGGAATTTTATTACCCGGATCGTTATTTTGTCCCTCTTTTTGGGAATGATCGCCAGTGTGGTAGGCGGTCTATCTGCTCTTGTCATCGGCATCCTATTCGGTGGTATAACTGCCTTTGCAATCGTTATGACGACTCCTGATCCAGTTATTATTCAGAATCCTATTCAGCAGAAGGGTCCAACATCTCCATCGGGAACTCCAGTAGACCCTTATTACACTCTTCCTTATACAGCAACGGTGGATCCAGTTAAGGGATTTCAGGCACCGCTAAGGGAGCATTTCGTGAACGGAGGTTCGTCGCAGGGAAGCGTCCAGCCATTGGATGCGTCTCCGTTAGGCCAAGTGGAAGTGGATGCCCATCCCTATTCGGGACCGGCTCTACCTGATTATACTCCACCATCGTCTCGAAACCTGTTTATGAATGTTCTGGTGGATGAGATGAAATACAATCCTCATCGTCCTGAGGCAGCACCTGTTGGAAACCCAACCGTGAAACAAACGATGGACGATTTCTTCCGAGTTCAATGGTTTTCGGATCCAACAGATGTTTTTGGAAAGAGTCAGGGACAGCGACAGTTTGTGACGCAACCTTCCACTACGGTTCCCAATGATCAGGGTTCGTTTGCGGATTGGTTGTACAAGATTCCTGGAAAGACGTGCAAGGAAGGTGGACGCGAAGCATGTGTGTCAGGAACCGATGGGCATGTTCCATGGATGTCGCAGACGATGTAATTATGAAATCATGAAAATTGATAGTCGCAATCGACATATTGTTTATTGCAACTATGAATAACGAAATGCATGGACAATGGCGTGCGATTGCTGGAGAAAAACTACCCAACACTCAAGATCTTCCAGAGATAATTCTTGTTCTTCCAGAGGGACCTGATAATTCCATCTCACAAGGTCAAGCATCCGAAAGCGGTACTTCTATCGAACTTCTACCTAATTCCAAGACACGATTGCGTATTATCGATAATGGGATTGGTCCGGATTATCGTGGTATCGATCGATTGCGTTCGATGGGTAGTAAATCATCCACCAGTATCAATAATCGGTATGGGCGTGGTTCCAGAACGATGCTTGCCAAATTATGTCCCGATTATACAACTGCAACATGGAAGGCAATTTGGAGGAATCGATATGCAAAGGGAACCTCTCCTCTCTATACGATGGAGGCACCGTTCATTGGATCAGATCAAAGAATTATTGTTGATCACGAAGATACAACAACATTGCCAGAGGGAGGATTCGAATGGATCATCGAGTTTGATCGATCAATATTGGGAAATATTCAAACGATCCAAGAGATATTTGATACCATCAAAGAGTTATACCGAACCCGATATTCTCGAGCTCATTTTGACAAAACAACATTTACTCTCGAAGTGAAAGAGGGAGAAACACGTCTATTTGAATCGTCGAAGGAACACAAATGGACCACATTCGAAGAGTGTGTACAGAAAGAGGTAGAATCAGGAAATGCTGAAATGGTGTATGGAGACGTTGTTCATCCCTTTAATAAAGGTACAATGGTATATACATTATATCGTATTCTGGTAAATGGGAAAACAACATTTCCTCTCAAAAAAGAATTTCCACACTATGGACAAAAGAATCAACACTGTGCACGTGTCCATATTGCTCTTTCCGGTAGAATGATTGAAGCTCGACCCATCCATGAGCTCTTTAGTGGAAAAGGAGCAACTCACAATGATTTCAACGGATTAATCGGATTTGTGAATTTTGAGTCTTCCTCTGATGAGTTTGATCAGCTTCCTACACCTTCTACCACAAAAGTGTCCTTTCGAGATGATTGTCCCAATCATACATTATTCGTTCAAAAAATGTATGAAATTAACGGTGGGATCAATCCGAAGCAAAAACCAAAGCCCGAGCCTGAGCCAGCACCTGTAGACCCTCCAAAGAAAAAGCCAGAAATTGGTGGGGCATGCGATCGACGCATGGTATGGGCGCATCATCTTGAACCAGATATCATGAAGCATAAATGTTTGTGTTGCAGAACGTTGTGTATGACATATCACGACTTTCATATGGGACATATCATATCAAAGGCAGAGGGTGGAACAATGGAAATCCAAAATCTACGCCCGATCTGTCAGACATGTAATCTTGGAATGGGTAAAAAAAATATGAAAGAATATATTCTTGAAAAGGGATACGATAAGATTCTGTAATTCGGATCACTTTGGAGTGTCATCGAGTTGTCTTGATATTTTTTATAACCCATTCGTGTAGAGATCATGGAGATTAACCGCTTAACTCATTCCCGAGATGACCTTTGTGGAATTCAATCATTTTATTCGCAATCGGTTGGCCCAGGACGTTATCAGACTACCAATTTGGTTCCAAAAGCCACCGGCGTGAACCCCGTTGCCTCAGATCAGTTGCTCCTCTACCCTCGTGAGGGATTTGGATTCAACAATGCAGCCATTGATGCCGATTCGGTTCTTCGTAATCAGATTGCTTTTAAGAACAATCGCTGCCAGATTCGCCCACAGGCCCGTCCCTTCCTTACCGTTCCTTTTATGCAGGGTGGCAACCCCTCCCGTGATGTCGAGAGTCTCTTGCTCCACTCCGAACAGGTGCGTATGGGCAAGGAATGCGGTACGGTATCCGAGCAGTTCTTCTCTCAGCAGTACACCCCTATGATCCCCATTCTAAAGGACAATGTCCAGAATCCAAAGAACCTGATCCCAGAGGTTGCCTCGCCTGGATGGATGAATGGAGGAATCCCCTCGCGTTCCTATCTCCGTGATGTGAATTGCTAAAGATGTTTGTTTTATATATAATAATCATTCGAAAAAACGAATGATTACCATAATTCCTTACATTCATATAGAAGATGACAGGTAGTCATACAAGGCGAAATGCCTTAAAACATCGATTGCGACAAATGTCGCATCGCACACGGCGTAATTTTATCGAGCGATACCGTGCACATCATCAGGAAAAAAAGAACGCGACCCGACGTGCCGCACAGGAAAAACAGAATGCTGCCCGAAGAGCCCGTAATGAACGGAATGCAACCCGGCGCGCTCATTTGGAGCGGAAGAGAGAGGTTCAGATGATGAAACAACAAGATAAAGAACGTCGTATGCAACTTCAAGATCAGAAACGCACCGAAGTAGAACAACGTCGTGCTGAGGCCGAACAACGCCGTGCTGAAAGACAAGCAATGAAGGAACAAGAAATGGAGGCTCGTCGTCAACGACAGGAAGAGAAACGTGCTCTTCTAGAACAACGCCGCGAAGAGAAACGTATGGAAAAGGAACGTATTGCAGAAGAGCGTCGTATGGAACCAGCTCCGCTGTCCTATGAAAAAGAAGAGAAGCTGGAAAGAAATCTCCTTAAGAATTCTCTTTCTAGAAAGAATAGACAGTCCGCGGTGCGTCAACTGCACCAATCGGTGGGTCCGACGAATTTACATAAAAAATCCGTCGCCCAGTCTCGCGTACAACAAGGAAATCTAGGAGCACAAGTTATGCAGAATTTTTAATAAATAAGATTTAAATCGTATGGTTGCTTCGAAGTGTTGTAATAAACTCTTTAATGTTTTGAAGATTTTGTTCCAATGATGCACCAGGTTCTGTGGAAAGAGTAAGAACAGGAAGATCCGTTTCTTCAATCCATTTCTTATGCTGACGATCCAGAGCATCCAAATAATCCAGTTGAATTCGATCCTCTCCTTGGCGATTGCGAATATGAATGCGTTCCTTGGAGGTTGCGGATCCCGTGGAAAGGTAAACAATTCCGGAAACACGATGCTGAGTGCTAAAGATGTTAAACCAGCTGTCATACAATTCCCACTCCAGCGCATCGATGTCGCCTGCATCGCGCAGCATTTGTGCAAAGACATATTTATCCGTTAACACAGAACGCTCGGTAAGAATAACGTTGAACTCATTTGGATCCAAACGTTCTACCGCGTCTTTAATGTTCTTGAGACGCGTCAGAATCGCACAGTTTTGAAAGGTATACGCCCACCGCTTTTTATCTTCGTAAAAGAGTTCCAACAGGTTCTTTCCATTGGAATGGATAAGAGATGTCCACTGACCTACCGGTTCATCGACAATATGGATTTCGGGAAGTGCTCGACGGATTTCAGTAAGAAGCGTGGATTTTCCTGAGCCAATGTTGCCATCGAGGGAGAGAATCAAATGCGGCATAATGTGTCGATTTGACCATGGACTCGACAGCTTGTCAATTTTCATAAATTAATTTACATGGGTCGAATAGAATGTCCATCTATTTGAGTAATTTATCGGAAGCATACGGCCCACTGCTTTCTTCGCACTGGGAAAAGAAAGAAAATCCACAACATTACGATGAATTACAATCACAAGAAGTACATCCTGCACCACACCGTCATGTACTAGGATTGGTAGGAGGAAATGCGGTCAGTGTCATTAAAGGGAATCAGGTGGATTTGGAGTCGGATCTTCGAAGAATCAATATCCCGAATACCTTTTGCCCCTCTCGTCAGTATCAACCCCCGCGGGCCTCTGAAAAACAGATTGTTCGAGAGAATACGAAAGTAGCATTGAACATTCATGTAGAGAAACAGCATTTACCGGCCTATCAGATGATTGCCTATCCATCCGTTGTCGGGCCCTTGCCGATGGTCAATGAAGTTTGCCAAAAGCCTGAAAAATATTAAGCATGGTAAGAAGAATGGCGCTCCCCTGCACCCAACAAGCGTTAACCAGATTGAGAAATGATCCATTTCATCAAGCGGATGACATGCGCATTACGTCGTACGCGAGTCGTTATTATTTAAATCCACCAGCCGCGAATTGCCCAACAACCTTTCCCGTTGCCCCCACCAGCCGTATCCAGCGTTCGGGCAATTCTTGGGTGGAGGGTGAATGGAAAACCGATGTGGAGTCAGATCTCAAAGGAATTGATCGTCTGGGAACCAAGATTCGATGTGACGCCGTCCAGTATCATCCCGACTCGAATCGAAACAACCAAAATCGCCTCCAACATGCCCAGGATGAGAATATTCCCCTAACATTTGCCCGTCTCGTTGACCCACCCTGCACCCTTCGTGCTACCGGCTGGAATCGCTGGGATACCTTGTTTCATAATCCCCAGGAGACCTTTGAGACTCCCTTTGACTTTTTTATTCCATCTCGTGAAATGGACAAGGAGAAATACAATACTCATCGCAAGAAGGCGTGCTATACTCCCTTTCAACAACCGTCGATTGCGGAGCTAGGACATGAAAAGCATATGCGATAGAGTAGAATGCTACAGGCATTTTTGGAATGTTGTCAATGCATTCTATGTTGTGCACCTGTAAGACCCGTTTTACAAGAAGAGTACAAAGAAATGCAAACCTACGGAGGGGAATTTACGATTATTTCCGATTAATATTCCTCCTCCTCTGTCAACAACCACAATTTGTGTTCTTTCATTTTAGCCATCTTGAGATGTCCCTTTACCCAATTAAAATGAACCAGAACGGTATCGCGTCGAACCGATTTCAAATGATCATAAAACATTTTTCCATTCGGATATTGTTCCAAAGGAAGAGCGTTTACCTTGCAATACGGCTTAACATACTTATTAAAGTACGTTTGATCGTTATTATCAAATGCACATTTCTTATATTTTTCTTGACCGGCTGCGGAAACACAATCGTATAATTCAATCATACGAGGACTAGAACGGAGATAAAGATACCCCGTGCACAAATTGTTCGTATCCTGATCGTTCTGGGCGTCGTTTTGAATCCATACTTCGCCCGACTCCTTTCCCCATTGTAATACATCTGTCATAGGATCTTGTAAGAAGACGATATCACCATCTATCAAGAGAACGTTCTTACCAAAGGAAAGAATTCGATAAACCAGTTCCATTTTCAAGTAGCATATTTGATCGTATCCTTTGGTGTTCCAAGGACAAAAACGTCCGATGGTATGATCAATACATATCGGGTGATACCCCTTCTTTTCAAGAACATCCGCTCCTTTTCGATCGAGACAGAGAATCAATATCTTATGATCAAGACCAAATGGTCTCAAGCTTTTTAGCATGTTGAGAGTATACAAAAGATACCCATGATTGGAAACGGTTGTCATGATGGTTCCATCGGATAATGCATAGGAATCCAATTGTTCCCGTGTTAAGTGAATCGACATCCTGATGCTAATAGGGTTTATGGTTTATGTTCTATCGCAAAGAGAATATCGAAATCATTCGTTTTGTATGAAAAAATTAAAGGTGGAAACTTGTAGTATGGAAATCGCCGCCCTCGCTGGTCTGTTGGGTCTGGGTTTCGTGGTCTCCAAAACGGGCCAAAAGAAACCAACCCCTGTTGCCTCTAGCGTAGAGAGAGGCTCTGCACAAACAAATCCTCCTTCTGAAAAACGATACCCCCTTCTTCCCACCCGCGACGGTGTTCGAGAGGGATTTATGCCGGCTGCACGTGGTCCTCCTTCCGATCCATTAACAGTTGCACCAAAGGGTGCGGCAGCGACTGGATTTGGTCCCGAACTGGATCATATGTATCAAATGCCGAATGGACAAACCTATCCATCCGAACCAAGCACTGGTCCATACGGTACGGCATTCGGATATTCATCCAATCAGCCGCCATATGCCCCAGGATCCATCCCGGGCACCCGTCCTTCTCCTTCCCCCATCGATTCCAATATTCCCCAAGTAGAATTTCGTTCCGATCGTATGGAATCGAGCCCCAACTATATGGACAGCGACTACGTTATTAGCCCCCTTTCGGGTCAACGGATTGCTTCCTCTGAATTTAAACACAATAACATGCAACCCTTCTACGGAGGTCGCATCAAACAAAACATGGCACCCCAGGCCAACACAGGAGTCCTCGATATGTACAACGGAAACGGCTCAACACAGATGAGAAAGAAGGAAGTCGAAAATATGTTTGAAACCTCCCGTGCTCCCTATGGAAATCCACATGGAATGGAGGACAATACTGATTTCTTCCAGTCGCGTATTTCGAGTCAGGCACCCATTGTTCGTAATGGAGAACGTCCCTTTGAACCTACCAAAGTGGGTGCGGGTCTAGGAGACAAGTTTGGAGTGGCAGGAAAGGGTGGGTTCCAGCAATTGGAAATCAATGAAATCATGCGTCCAAAGGATACGAATGATCTGCGTGTGTTGTCGAATCCAAAGGAGACATTTAATACTCCGATGGTTCCTGGTGGACACTTTATCGGTGTGAATGCGGAATCAAAGGATTTGGGTGAGGTTCGTAAATACAAGCCCGATACCTTTTACATTGATGAAACAGGTGAGCGATTCTTTGTGACGACAGGTGATTTGATCAAGGATACCGTTCGTTCGACGCAGATTATGCCTCATACGACACGTCCCGAAACCTCTGTGGAATATGAGGGTACTGCATCGTCCCAGGATTTTGGTGAGAGTTATGTCACTGGTTCCTATCGTGCACCAATGGCCCAACAGTATGGTGGAGCGGGATATCGTAATGCGGATATGACGGGATACTATACCAAAGATACAGATGGAGACAAGGCCGATTATGGAAAATCTTCGATCGAGATTCGCCCCAATGAGCGTAATGAGACTTCGGAGCGTGTCATGGCACTCAACGCGGTTCCCGCAGAGAATGGGCTTGGAATGTCGCGATACAACGATGATTCTCGTCCGACTCGTCGCAGTGAAACCATTGGAAACATTCGCATGACAGGAACACCCTTCAACTTTGTGGATCGTGCAGCGGCGATAACCGTGTGGGATCCGACTGATATTGCTCGTACGACCGTTAAGGAATCCACCATTTATCTGGATCGTATGGGTATCATGGCTGCGGCCGCCGCTCCTGAACGTCTGAAGGTGTATGACCCAGATGATGTTGCCAAGAGCACGCAAAAGGCACAGCTTTCTGCGAATATGTCGTGGACTGGTCCAGGAGGAAACGGTGCCTGGAGCGATTCCATGGACGTATCTGCCGCGTACAACATGCGTACCAATCCAAACAAGGAGCAGATTGCGAAGGGTCGCAAGCCGATTGCGGGTGCGGGTAATACAGCAACCTTCAATGGCGATCCAGGTCGTCAGCTTTCCAAGAAACTGGATATGGACATTATGAATGATCGTGCTCTCGCCGTGAATCGTTCCATGGACATAACACCTGGCGTAGGAGACATTGGTCGCGTCGAGTACCGTGTTCCTCTCAAGCTGGATGTCAGTCGTGAGCGTAATACGTATACGGCGATTGAAGCGGTCGAGAACAATCCCCTCATGCAGAGTCTTCGCAAGAACGCGGAGATCGATGAGGCGGCCATTCAGGACTATCGCAAGTTTCTTTCTTCGCAATAAACCTAAAGATCAATTGATCAAATTATTATTAGATGACTAGTCTTCAAGAGCACGTAGAACGTGCATTTGAGGATGCAGAGAAGGGACAATCCAAGATAACAGAGGGAATTATTGAGATGGAGGGTATGTCAGGAATCAAGACGCGCCATTTCTATAATAATTTACTGAATCGTGAGGATGCACGATACCTTGAAATCGGTACATGGAAGGGCTCGTCGGTTTGCTCAGCAATGTGTGGCAATCATGCCAAGGTCGTATGCATTGACAATTGGAGCCAGTTTGGTGGTCCCAAGAGCGAATTTATTCAGAATTTTAAGAAATACAAGGGAGACAACTATGCGATTTTTATCGAGAAGGATTGTTATCAGGTAGATGTGGAGTCATTGCCTTCCTTTAACATTTACATGTATGATGGTGAACATTCCAAGGAGAATCATGGTCGCGCCCTAACCCATTTCTATGATTGCCTGGATGAGACATTTATTTTTATTGTGGATGATTGGAACTGGCGACATGTTCGCGAGGGTACACTGGAATCATTTGATCATTTGAAGCTGAAGACGCTGTACAGCAAAGAGATTCGTACCACGCATAATGATCAAGATGTTATTTTTGGAAGTCCAGGACAACGTGCATGGCATAATGGAATCTATGTGGCCATTCTTCAGAAGGATACTAAAGACCAGTGATGTGGAGTAAAGTACAGATGTCTAACGAAGTACAGGAAGTACAGGAAGTCCAGAAAGAGGTAAATTTCCAGGACGATTCATCCAGCCAGTCGTCCGAACATGAATCGGTGGTAGAACCAAAGAGTTGGTTCTCGCGTTATGAGCAGTTTTTGTACGGAACAATTGTCGGTGGTGCAGCAGTTATTTTCAGCCTATCCGTTCGTTCCCTACTTCGTTCCAAATAAGAACATAAACCTATTATTCAATATGATCCATAATGGATCATACACCTATGATTCTAACGGGTTCTCCTGGATGCGGTAAAAGCTATTGGATCCAGAAGTATGCAGAACAAATGGGAAAACAGTTGTTTGTATGTCCGTGTCGAAAAGATCGAACACTTCGAGACGGGCGACAGAAATTACATATTTGGGCGAGACGAACGGAGCCAGCCATTCTATGGCTTGAAGGAGCAGATGATCTAACACCCGAAGCACAGGCGTTTTTACGCCGAATTTTAGAGACGCATGCATCGGATGTTCTCTTTATTCTAGAGTGCCGTGATGCAGGTCGTCTCCAAGAACCTATTCGATCACGTTGTCGAATCAAACGGATTCGTTCTCCTACATGGAATGATCTGGAATCATATCTTCATGATATCCGAGGGATCAATGTGGAAGAGATCAAATCGTACCTGAAACGAAATGAATATTCCTATCGACGTGTGAAACATTGTGTCCATTTGCAGCTTCAGTATCCCGACATCTGGAAACAGTTGCAATCCCACGACAAAGAAGAACAAGAAGAATCGACACGCCTTTCTTCGAATCATCTCCTTTCATATATCAAGCAAGGGTATCACCCGGAACGGTTTATTCATTCCTTGTTGAAGAAGGAATCCATTCTCAAAGACTACGGGAAATGTACGGAGGTGGCGGGTTCACTGTGGGCATTTTTGGGATCGACCTTGGATGGTGCGTTCGTTGAGGTCTCGACAACACCCCATAAGGAAGAAGAATGAACCGAGATTCTGTTCTATCGGTCTACTCCGATGCGCGCACCGAATACACCAAGCAGCTTTGCGTCTTTCTGGTTCCCGCCTATTTTCAATTCTTTGTCGATTTGTTGGAGAAAGCGAAACAAGATATGGTACAGGAACCGAAGCGTGCGCTATGGCAATTCCAGACGTATCTGAATGATATTCACGATTGGAACATGGAACGAGTTCGCCAGGAGATTCAGCGCATTCATAGCAACAGTGGATGTGATTACATGGACGATCTCCTTACGGCAGTCTTCATTGCACACACAAAAGTTCTGACAGCCATCCGACTCTCCTCGAACAATAAGAAGGTGGAGATCAATATTCCAAAGGTAGATCACTTCTTGTTCAAAGTACTATGTGAAACTGCCAAACTCCTTTGGAGCAGTACATACTTGTTCCGCGATGGAATTCCAGGAATTGAAAAACAACAAAATTATCGAACGATCGAAACCATTTTGAACGAAGGCATCTTGCAGGCCGTCCGAAGTTTGGTTCCTGTCAAATCGATTTTGAAAGATTTTGTTTCACAGGATACCAAGGAGGATAGCGACGAAGAGGATGTACAAGAAGATAAGAAGGAGGAAATCTCTGTTCCGCCTGAAATTGCCCTTCCAACGGAAGAGACGATTGCTCCAAAGGAGGAGCCAAAACCAGAGGTCAAAAAGGAAGTGGAGCCATCTTTCATCGAATCTATAAAGGATACATTGACGACTGCATTAACTCCTTTACCTACGGTTTTACCACCGGTATCTCCGTCGTCTCAGGTGATTATCATCGATGATGAGCCAAAGGTACGGTTTGGACCATTTAATTCCCTATTCTCCTCCGAGTCATCAGATGATTCCGACATGATTCAGGAGGCAGATGAGGATGATTCCAAAAATGAGATCTCTCCGGTTCTCGAAATCATGGATGAAACAGGAATATCGTTGGCTGATGGTGTAGACTTTGACTCGCTGGATGCCAATGGATCAACCGAATCACTTGATATGGATGAATATGAAACACTCTCCTAACGCGGGCAAGAGAGGTGTGTTTTTATCCAACGAACAGCAAATGATGCCGGTCTGGTTCCCATGGATGCTCGTGGGCGGAATCGTCTTTATTGTTCTCAGTTTTATTGGTGCGAAGTACAAGGATAAGGAGTACAAAAACATCCAATTCTTACAAGATTTCATCAGTGGATCCATTTTGATTGCCTTTACGGGAGTTCTAGTTCCCGATGTATTCCCTGTTCTTTCTCTTCCATCCGGCCTACCTGATTTTCCAAGTATGTCGACAGACGATGTTGATTTGCAAGTTGGGCCCCCTCGGTTAGCAGGTCGGTAAAATAAATTATGGGATGGAGATAGAAATGCCGACGACGATCTATGATGCTTCGCAGATTACCAAACGTCGTATGAATAAAGTACAGTCCGCTGATTTTACGAATCGTATCCAGAATTCGTCGAACCCATCCTCGGGATACGCAACCCGTCTTGGTATCTATGATCAATCCGTCATCAATACGGTAAAGGTCGGAACCATGAAGGAGTTTCGCAAGCAGGATGGAGGTTGCCTTGCCGTCAGCAACGGATGCCCCTGCAATCCCCTACCAGAGGATGGAAGTGGATGCTGTGGAACCAATTAATTGATTTTAGAATTTTATTATGATGTGTATGGCATAATATACATATCAAAATAGTGTTTTACTAGTGTTTTACTAGTGTATTCTATACTCCTAAGGAGTATACCTTCTCATCCTTTGGAACATTGTTCTTCCAGACAAATTGCTGAAACACAGGGCGGTGAAGTTGATCTTTTGGAACGGCGTGATGCACATCCTGTGCAATCCGAATGTAGAGCTCGAATCCTTCATACTTTTCGTCGCCTCTCTGATTTTCATATACGGTCTTGCCCTGATCATCTACGGTCCAACTCCATAGCAAATTATACAAAGGAGAACGTGTCTCATATACTTTCCAGCCATCTTCTTCGCTGATAATCGATACACCCTTCCCCTTCTTCTTGGGAGGGGCTTCATCAAAGAGACCGTCAATAAGACTGACAGATAGACGACATAGATCAAAGGATGGATTGGGTGGAACCTTTGGTTTGGTATGATCGAAAAAGGGACCGAAATTATATTGATCACCCGCATCTTGATCGGGCCAGTGATCATCAGACACCCAGAGACGCTTTCCTAATCGAAAAATGGAACGACCAAAATCAATGATCGTAAAGATTTTACCAAACGTAGGAACACGCCACACCGTTCCATCTTTCTTTTTATAGAACAAAAACTTCTGATCTGTTCTTCTCCAAAGGATGTTATTGGAATGAAGATCGTTATGGGTAAAGCAGATTGCATTCTGTAGGAAGGTTAGTGCGGAAATGACTTGAAACATCCATGCGATCCAACGTGCTTCCCATCCCTGCGATTCACGCTCAAATCCATCAATCTCGTCCTCGTCCAATAGATCATCCATGACACCCTCTTGAGCCTCTTGGGCAATCAGGATAATCGGCATGTTAGGGATCTGAAGACAAATGTCCAGTTCGGGTGCATCAGACTCGGAACCATAGTCAGACCCAGACTCAGACTCAGATTGGGATCCGGTCTCGGATCCAGAAGATGATCGACTAGAACCACGTTTCAAGGAAGTTCGTTTGGTAATGGTCTTATTAATCTCAAAAATATTGGTTGAATTTTCAGCCGATTCCTCAATCGTATCAAAACTAAATGACTCTACCGATTCAATGTCGCTATTGTCTACTACTTCGTTTACTGGAAGAAGCTCCAACTCCAACTCCACATCCGACTCATCATCATCTTCAAAGGGGCAGGTGGTTATGTCTTGATAGAACTCATCAAAGTTAGGAATGTCCTTTCGATCGATCTTAGGATGAGAAACGGTAAGACGTGCACTATGAGACTGCATGCCCTTCCAGAACCAACGACACTGGCGATAACTTTCATATTCACCTGAAATATTGAATTGATAACTCTCACTAATTCCTGTAAACGATCCATACGACAAAATACAATGAGGTGTCAGATCCAATTCACGAAACCGACTGAGAACAAAGTTTGCCACGGCATCCACGTAGGCCTGGTTGTTATGACTATGTAGTTTCAACAAGGTGTTCTTCCAGGTCTTCTCACTTTGTGGGAGAAGTGGGTGATCAGGGCATACGTATTTCTCCTTGATCATATCGATTGGATTCAATAAATGAACCACTTTGGTAAACACTTCGCATGGCTCCGAAGGGGTGCTTTCGTCCGAGCCAGGTACTCGGCGGGTCGCATTCCAAAACCGAGGCTTCGAAGAGGAAATCCATTGATCAATTTGGTACTGGGTAGGAAGCTCCATGTTCTTGTGAGAAAGTGCAGAATCAGGTATGGTAAATAGATCAAGGGCAGGAAAATAACGTTGAAGATGCGAATAGTTTGAAAAGGACGAACGTTCGTTGTCCGATATCTCATGTGCACGGCAAGGATCTCTCTGAAGCTTCTTCAGTACTCCTCTCATCTTCTTGGTTGGAAGACTTCCAAACGTGTTTCTAAATCGCACCACAAATAACGGACTGGTAGTAGAAATAGAATGGCATCACAAGGGGGTATGAATGTCAATCTCCGGAAGTTTGTTATGAAATCCATTCCACAGGATGCGGTTGCCGTATTTATTGGCCGTCGTCGTACCGGTAAGTCCACTCTGGTTCGTGATTTGCTCTTTCATCATAAAGATTTGCCGATGGGATGTGTCATTTCAGGAACAGAAGAGTCGAACGGTTTCTTTAAAAAGATTGTTCCATCGATGTTCATTCATGGCGAGTACAATCCTGTCATTCTTTCCAACTTTGTCCGACGTCAGAAACTGGTCATGCAGAAAATCCAAAAAGATGAAGAAAAGGGCATAACCTCGAATATTGACCCTCGAGCATTTATGATTTTGGATGACTGTATGTATGACGATTCATGGACACACGATAAGAATATTAAGTATCTTTTCATGAATGGTCGTTGGCTCAAAGTGTTTTTCATCATTACCATGCAGTTCCCTCTCGGTATTCAGCCTGCTCTTCGTACAAATGTCGATTACGTCTTCATTCTTCGCGAGCCCTACATGAACAACCGTCAACGTCTCTATCAAAACTATGGATCGGCCTTTCCCTCCTTTGAGTTCTTCTGTCAAATGATGGATCAATGTACGCAGAATTATGAATGTTTGGTCATTAATAACAATACGCAGAGTAATAAAATGGAAGATACGATCTTTTGGTACAAGGCGGAAATTCACGGTGAGTTCAAAATGGGCGCCCCCGAACTCTGGCGTCAATCCGAAATGATGGCGCGGATGAAGGACCAGGACGGTGGCGGTGAAGAATTCAATCCACAAAGTGCACAACGTCTGAAAGGTCCAGCCATCAATGTCAATAAGAGATTTTAATAGACAGTATTAGAATGGCGAAAGGACAACGATTGGCCCTATTGGTCATCTTACTGGTTCTTTTGTTCGTGTATCTTTCTATGACATCGTCTGAGTCCTTTGTTGGAGCGGAAACGGTTCCTGAATCGTGCGGTACGGCAGGAGTTCGCCCATCGGATGCAACCTTTAAATTTATGAAGGAAATCAACCCAGATAGTAAAAATGACCCCTCGTCCAAACGTCAATACACGAAATCGGAATGCAATAAACTAAAAGGTGGAGGTCATGATGGAGAAAGTTGCCATCAATTGAAAGACGGAACATTAAAAGATGGAAGACCAGATCTTTCAAGTTCGAATATTATCCTCGAATATGGTCAGATTTGTGGAGGTCTTAATCAAAGTGCCACGGTTACACCCCCTCCTTCGGAATGTATGATTGACGGAGTTCATGCAGGAAAACCGAATGTTGCATTTACACTCACGAGGGCAGGCGGCCCGGGCGGAGGTGCTAAAAAAATGAATGTGGAGGATAATGCACTACGTCTCTATACTGAAAATGAATGTAAACTATTAAAAGGTCAATATACTACATTAGTGGATCTTTTAAAGATGTTCGGATCAAGTGCCGAGGAACAAGCCAAAGCAGAACATTTGAATGGAAAGGATATGGGAGTTTGTGATAAGAGAGGGGGTGATCATATAACGCATTCATTCATGTGTACCATTAATGCGGCTGCCTCAGCTGGAGCACAAGTCGCCGATGCGACCAAGAAAGCTCTAACCGGTTGGTTGAATTCCTAATGACTGAAATAGAATGAATAAAGGTAAAACCCTCCTCCTTCTACTTGTTGTAGCATTGATTCTGTATACAGTACGTAGATTTAATGTAGTTGATGGATTCGTGGATGCAGGACAATGCGGTGTAGATTTGCCATCATGTGCATCGGGACTACGGTGTATCAATGGATATTGCAAGTCCGACGTGGCTCCCCGTTTGCCCCTCTTTTCCGATCTTCCGATGATGCCTTGATCCAGCAATAAAACCTCACCATTTGCTAGAAAATGGCTCACCACAAAGGAATGGGATTAGGCGCGATGTTTTTGCTACTTGTCGTGGCGGTGGCAATCCTTCCGATGATCGTTCGCTACATTGATCGTATGGAGCCTCATTATATCATTTCTGGATTTGAGAATCAACAGGCGTCTGTTCAGTCGGCCTCACAGGATGCGGTTCAGGTTCCATCGGGAGCGTCATCCATGGAGTCGATGTATCGTAATGACTCGAATACGGAAGCCATCTGTCGTTCGGCCAATGGTGTTCCATGCCCCGAAGGGACCCGTTGTGATGGTCTGACCCGAAGCTGTGTCCCCGTTTACGTGGGTGGCGCTGTTCCAGATACGGGATATTTTTCATAAACGAAACGAAATATACGTTGTATATTCTATTTTGTTTTTAACGACTTGTTTTACTGGGGAGTCACAACCTCGTTCTTCGACTCCTCTACAACCTCGTCTGCAACTTTTTCCACGGTCATGACCGGCTTCTCCACCTTACGCTGAATCGCCAAATCACCCGATGCACCAAACATGCTGTCGAACGACTCACTCGACGAGCTAGAAGTCGATGCACCCACCACCTGCTTCGCACCCTTCGTGCGCTGATCAAAGAACTGCTCACGGCTATCCTCGTTCTCCTTGTACTTCTTCATAAGAGTGTTGAGCTGATCGTTGTTGTACTCCTGATCCTTGACCTCATTGGGAGAGGGATCCCATGGAGTCCACTTACCAACCTCGCCCATAAAGATATTATGGTACTTATCCTTTCCTTGGAGCTTCTTGGCCTTGATCTCCGCTTCCTTTGGATTACCATAGACGCCGCGAACCTTGACACCACGCATCGAAGTACGGAACTCGTTCTTCGCATAGAACTCCTCCTCCAGCTTGGACTTATTCGCATAGATGAAATCATCATAAGCCTCAGTAATTTTGGTCTTGGTCAGATCGCTACGGCTCTTCTGGATGAACGAGCTGTAATTCGTCAAGACATCATCAACACGCAGACGATTCTTACGGCAGATCTCGGCAAGATCGAACTGCTCCTTCTTCTCCAACTCACTCGCCTTCTGATCGAGATCAGCATTCAAACCCTGTACGGTGTCCACCAGGAACTTCTCCAGATTCTTTACCTTCCAGTCGATCTCGTATGTCTTCAGAAACGTTTGGAAGAAGAAGAGTTCCTTTTTATCAAGAACTTTCTCCGGGCTGAGGAAACTGAGCAGCACGTAGCGCTGGCCTGGAATCTCAGTGTCTTCGTCCAAAAAATCCTCGATTACGGTATCGGTACTCATCTCTACCCATCCTGAAGATAGGATGCTTTAAACTCCAACACATAGATGCGAATAGCACCCGCATTGACTGACGAGTTTTTTTCTTGAGATGGAGTATAGAATCATGATGGGCTACGGATTTGCTGAAATTGTCAATCGCATCATTAAGTACTTGATCGAGGGTCTCGTTATTGCGGCGGCGGCCATTTTTATCCCAAAGAAGGCTCTGCCACTGGATGAGGTCGCGACTCTCGCGGTTCTCGCCGCCGTTGTCTTCGCCATCCTTGATGCCGTCTCGCCCTCCGTCGGTGTTACGGCACGTCAGGGTGCCGGCTTCGGTCTCGGTGCCAACCTGGTCGGCTTCCCCATGCGTTAAACTTATAACATAATCTAATTTATTATACAAATCCTATTACATATATTGAAATAGGATTTTTATTATACACTATGTTAAAGAACTCGTTTATCGAGCCTTCAAGAATGCATAGGGACATAGCTGAACATCCGTTAGGTCCCCACGCTGAACAATCTGCTGAATATCGGTATGAAGTTTGGAATGATTGGTTCGAACCAGAGTTAGATTCAAATGTCTTCGTCCAACCAGAATGGGAGTTCCAAGAAACGTTGCCAGGTGTCCATACCCAATTTTACGTTTCGGGCCATAATATTTGACTTGGACAATATGGCGAAACGTTTCATCGATCAGATCCACCCCTTTGTCAAACACAGGGAATCCGGCGTTGCGTTTATGGCTATCAGGAATGTCCTGATAGACATAAAAGCGGATGTTATGGAGTTTCGATAAATGAATCGCGGAGTAGTATTCGAATCGTGCATGAAGATGCATGACAGTAGACATGCGCTGTTCCAAGAATTGCAGATGAGAACGCATAGATAGCTTTTAGAAAACAGAGTAGAGAGATCAAATTTAAAGTTTCTCAAACATCGAGAACATCTTCAGACCTTCATGAAACAACTTGATATCCCCCAGAATCTTTCGAGCCAATGCCTTGGTGTTTTTGTTGCGATACGAAGAAAACATCCAGATCGTTGAATTGTATTGTTTCCAGCTCTGATACTGCTTGAAATCAGAAACGATCGTTACATAGATGCTATACAGCTCTTTCTTATACGCTTTATGAGTCTCTTCGCTATCCAACGGGGTTGTATCGTCAACGGGGTGAAACTTTTCCTCAAAAATCAGATTCATCCATTTTAACATTCGATCCATTTGAAGCAGATCCAATTCACGCTCATCATCAATATCCGACCGAACCAACGTCGGGGTCGGGGCGTTTCTTCCTGAAAAATAACCCGTGTAGATTCCTGCTACACTGGATGCCATGATAGGTGCAATGTTATTGACCACGAGATGGTACATGAACTCTGCTCCGATACTCGCCATCTTTGTATGGACTGCTTATTTTAGAGACATATTATTCTTAAATAATTACATATGCATCAAATTTTACATTTTATGTGAAATTTTAATACAATGATGGGTCAAATACTCAGACCGTTCTCACGTATTGCCAACTCATGTCCTGACAGATGAGCTGCCACGTCTTATCCTGTAAATATAACTTATCACGATTCTTCAACAGAGGAAAACATGCCAGATACTCATCCATCTCCAAGAGCTCGCAGAATTTGTAGAGAACATAGCCATAAGACAAGAAGTTGCGGCGACCCTTTGGACAGTGCTTTTTGAACGAAGGCTGGATCTCGCGGAACATATGACGCAATTTCTCTTCGTCTTCGCGGGACATGAACGGTGCGTTTTGGCCATTCAAACGATTGATGATATGCGGAATATGCTCATAATACTTGGAACACTTCATCTTTCGAAGAATCTCACGCAACTTGGTTGGCTTCAAGGATCCCATGTTGGTTATGCGCTCTTTCTTGAGCTGAACAAGAATCTCATCATATACTTCGGATGGAATTTCGGTGCTCTCTTTGGCCTGAAACTGTGCAAGCCATTCATTAAAATGATTGATCTTCTTATAGGCATAATAACATACCTCACGAGGAGGATCTTTGTACGAGGGTTTATCACTGTCAATCAAAATGAATTCCTGGTGTCCGCACTTGGGACACGTGAGATTCGCCTCGTTCAAACACATCGTCATTTCACTGCTGCACCGCTCACAGATCGTCCACGGATCATCGTACTCTTCTACGCTATTACGCCCCATTGCAGGATCTTCCATTTGTAAATAATCGTTCAATAATTGATTTCTCTGAAAACTCTTCTTTTCGGATCCACCCACCGATGGGTCGACCACCGCATTTCCTGATTCGTTTCCCTCCTCTTGTGCAACCTCTTCCAAAATCGCCAAAATGGATCCTGGTTTCGCCTTGTTATTGGCAAAGGTGGCGGTTCCTCTCTGAATTTGCTCTTGAATATCATAATAATGATATAAGATATCACCTGTTCGAAGATAATAATCCATCAGTTCGGACCCGTCTTCAATCGATTTGATCTTTTTTTTCAGCGAGTCGATCTCTCGTTCCCATCGCCAACTCTCCATGTCCGAGGTGGTTGCACTGATTTTCGTTTCGAACGCCTCGATTTCTTCCTTGTATTTCTGGACTTGCTGTTTCTCTTCCATCATGGTTTGTATCTTTTTATTATGAATCGCATCGAGTGTAGTGCGGGCTTCGGGATTAGAACGCTTTGTACTTTTTACTTTAAAAAACGCACTTTCACTCATCTCACTCCTACGTACTTATACGGTATGGGTGGTGTGGTTTTAAACCCTCCTTTGATGGTGCGTTTGAATCCTATTAAAAAAGCGTACGGTTGATGTCTTACAATCCATAAAATAGATATTCCACGGTGATTTGCTCCATGGGCTCAGAACGGTTCTCACGAATACGTTCGACAACATGATCCATTCGTCTACTGAATTCGGTTTCTTCCAGATGGAGGATTCCTGCACGAGTATATCGAAACGGCGACGGATATACTGTTTTGCCATCCTTGTATCGATCGGGATTAAATCGAAGAAAGACGATCTTTCGAAACCCTACATCTTCATACAATTCTACCATGCGTTTCTCTTCACATGAATACGATGCATGCTGATGTTCATCCACTTCAATAATAAGACAATGAGACCCGAAATCAATAAAGACATCGGGTCTTTTTCTGGAACACCCCCCTTCCACTATTTTATCAAATCGCATGGTCAAGGTTTCTTGAAAGTACGTTTTAAGGAAATCAACTACATGGTGCTCTTTTAGCTTATATTTACGCGGAATAACAGCGTCTGGGTTCAACACACAGTAGCATCGAAAACAATAGGGATTCCATTTGGAACCGACGACAGAAATCATATGACAATGCTGACATCCACTGGAAGGTGTACAGGTGATACATTGATTCTTCTGTTTCTCGTGAGGGCACATGTAACTCCCATCACATCCTTTACAGATTGATTTTCGCTTTCCATGTTCACATACGAGCCGTCCATCACAGTCTACACATTGATATTGTAGTTTATTATGTTCACATACGTTTTTGCCATGACATGCTACACAAAT